CCACGCCTACGCGGTGATCGGCCGGCCGGCCCTGGAGCTGCTCCGCGATCACCTGCGGCCCGACCCGGCCCTGTGGCGGGCCCGGCACCACATCGACCACCACTACGGGCTCCTCCACCGCGAACAGCGGATCGTGGCCTACGCGGTGCGGCCCTGGCTCTGCGGCCAGGCCGCCGGGGCGAGCGACGTTTCCGGGAGGACCGTAGGCGAGAGGATGTTCCGATGACCTCGTGGGATTTCTTCGACACGCTCCTGGGCAGGGCCGCCGGGCATGAGCCGTGGCGGGTGTTCGAGGCCGTCGGCGGGGCGGCCTACGTCCCGGTCCGGCAGGCGGCCGAGCGGGCCAGCGATAAGACCTGGGCCGGGATCTTCGCGGAGGTCGAGCGGATCACCGGCTGGAGCCGCGGGCGGGTCGAGGCCCTGGCCGCCGACGAGTGGGCCGCCGAGCTGGCCGGTGCGTTCCCGATCGCGGCCAATGTCGCCCGGGTCCGGCCGGGGGACACGATCGTCTCGGACACCTACTTCTCCGCCGGCCAGGTCCGCGAGCTCGCCGACCGGATCGGCATCCCGCAGGGCGTGCAGATTGTCGCGTCGTGGGACGGCAAATGGACCGGCCGCTGGTGGCGGTCGAAGGCGGCGGCGGAGGCCGCGATCCACGTCGGGGACAACCGCCGCAGCGACTACGAGCAGCCGCGGGCCGCGGGCCTGCGGGCCGAGCACTACGCCGGCGGGGCACCGACGCCGGCCGAGCAGACCTGGGCGAACGCCGGCCTATGGGAGATCGCCGGGGCCGCCCGGGCCGCCCGGCTGCAGAATCCGCACCCGGCCGGGTCGCGGGAGCGGAAGTGGTGGGACGCCGCCGCCGCGGCGAACGTCCCGTTTATGCTGACGGCGGCCGCCCTGGTCCACCAGTACGTCGAGGCTGCCCTGCCTGACCGCGTGGCGTTCGTGAGCCGGGACTCGATCCTGTTGGCCCACGTCTACCAGGCTGTGTACCGCCGGGACGTGTCGATCTTTCACGCCAGCCGCCAGACGTTCCGGCAGCCGTCCGCCGACTTCGTCCGCTACGTCCGGCGGCTGGCCCCGGGGACGCTGTTCGTGGACCTCCACGGCACGGGCAAGACCGTCCGGGAGTTCGGACGGCAGACGGGCATCGACCTGTCTTACGTCTTCGTGTGCGGCCAGCGGCGGCTACCGGCCCACGCCCCGGCCCTGGTCGAGCTCCGCGGCATCGGCGAGGGGACGGCGATCGAGGTGATGAACTACCACGACGAGGGCCGGGTGATCGACGTGGTCGGCGACCGCGTGGTCCGGGCCGACATCGAGTACGACCTCGCGCCGGTGGCCGTCCACCGGGCGGCGACGCTGGCCGGGGCCGCCCGCTGCTGCCGGCGGCCGGTGGGCGTCACGGCGGCCCACGTCTCCCGGGCGGTCGAGGCGGTCCGGAAAGCGGTCCCGCGCGAACTGCTCCGCCAGCACCAGGTCGAGCACCGCGCGCGGTGATCAGCCGGCCGCGGCCGGGGGCGGCTCCTCCGGCTTGAAGATCCGCGGCATCGCCTGCCAGGCCTTCGGCCGGCTGGCGTCCACCACGCGGGGGTCGAGGTACGATCGCCGCGTGATCCGGTCGGACGAGTGCCCGAGGAAGGCCGTGGCGTCGAGGCCGGCCGCGGCCAGGTGGGACGCCGTGGACCGCCGCAGGGCGTGGAACTGGACCTCGCGGCCGTCCCCGAGCCCGGCCCGCCGGGTGATCACCTTCCACCGCTTCCGGAGGGCGTTCCCCGATGCGGTCCACCAGAAGGCGGCCGGGCCCGTGTGGTCGGCGACCTGGTCCATGAGGTCGCAAGCCTCCGGCGAGAGCTCGTAGACCCGCTCCTTCCGCCCGCCCTTCCGCACGGCCGCCGGCACCGTGAGCGTTGGCCGCCGCCAGCAGTGGCGGGGCGTCGATAGGATCGCGTTGATCCGCTCGCCGGTCTCCAGCCCGACGGCGATGAGGGCCGGAAACCAGACCGCCGCAGGCACGGGGCCGATCCACCCGGCCGCCAGCCGCGCGGCCGCGGCCAGGCGGGCGAGCTCGTCGGTCGTGAACGCCCGCGGCACCCGCTCCGGGATCAACTCCGGGGCGACCGCCGGCCGGAGCCGGACGAGCCCGCGGGCCTGGGCGAAGTTCCAGATGGACAGGATCCCGGACCGCTCCCGGGCGACGGAGTTCGGGGCGAGTCTCTCGCCCCGGGTGGTCAGCCACCGGGACACGACCAGGTCGTCGAGGTCCTCGAGGACGGCCGGCCGGCCGAGCCACCGGGAAAACTGGGTGATCGCGTGCCGGAGCAACCGGACACTTTCGCGGGAGCGGCCGCGGAGCCGCAGGGGTACGTAGAAGTCGACGAGAAACTGTTCGAGCGTCATGGTGCGTGTCTCCAGAAAAAGTGAATACCTCACGCCTCCATGCCGTGTGTTACCTCCGTGTGAGATCCGGTAATTCCGGTTGTTCCGATTGGCCGCGGCACCGTTGGTCGGCGGACGTTCGTTCCTACCCCCGCCACTTCCAAAGGTTCCGATCCCGACGGGATCGCAACCGCGACCAGGGAACGCTACGCGGCCCGACCGGCGGAGGCCAGCCGGGCCGCGGGCTTGATCGGCGGCAGCGTCACCCTAGCATCGGAGGCTATGGCGATGATCGTGGACAAGTCGGGCCGGCAGCTCTGCACCACTGCCGAGGCAGCGAAGGAGTTTGGCTGCGGCCCGTCCTACATCAGGACGTTGGCATCCAAAGGGATCCTGTGGACGAAGGTTGAATCTCCCCGGGTCGTGTTCTACGACCTCGACCAGGTCAAGCGGGTGGCCAAGGAGAACCGGGCCACAAGGAAGAAGCGAGGCGGCCGCCCGCCCCGCGGCAGCCGCGCGGCCTGACGCGGCAACCGCGTATTCTCCCGGCAAAAACGCTGGTTGTTTTTTTGCCTGGAGACCTCTTGACCAAAAGGCGATACCTCTACTAGATTCCCCGTCGCGTCATGGATGACACGACGGAAGTCTGGTCGTCGAGTGCATGGAGGTACGTCATGGGCGCCACGGTGTGGATCGAGTTGCTGATCGTGGTCCTGCGGATCGTGTCCGCTGGGCTGGCCGGATGAGACCCGCTATCAAGCCGCAACGCCAAAAGGCGAAAAGGAGACATGGCATGGATGCCGACACGGAACGGATGCCGGGTGACGCGGAGGCCGCCGGGGCCGCCGCCGGGATGGCCGACACCTACGGCCACGGCCTGACGGTCGGGGACGAACACTGGTTCCAGCCGTCGGTCGGCGCCATGCCGATCCCCGGCCGCGTGCTCGACGTGACGCCCGGCCACATCACGCTCGCCGACCGCCACGGGAACGAGCACATCATCCACCCCTGCCTGTTGGCGGGGTACTGACCATGGGCACGAAGCATTTTTCGCGGGCGGATACCGCCCTGCACCGCTCGGCCCATCGGCCGGATCACGCGATCAGCCGTGAGGGCCGCATGGCCTACCACGTTACGGTCGCGGTGTGCCGGCCGCTGCGGGCCCTTGCGGCCCTGATCGAGGAGATCGAGCGGGTCGGCTGCGCGGTGAACAGCCGGACGCTCCTCCAGGCGAAGACGGCCCGGGACCGGGCCTGGCCGTACCTCGAAGACGAGACCGGGGAGGTGTGGCGATGACCGTCGAGCAGTGGCTTGGGCTGTGGGTGATCGCGGCCGGGATCGTGATGGCCGTCGGCACCGCGGCCCTGGTGGTCGCCGGGGCCCTGATCGTGAACGCACAGGAGGACCGCCGCTACGGAGTGCGGCGGGGAAGGAGCCGGCCGGAGGCCGGCAGGCACGGACGGACATCCCGATCCGGCGATGGATCGCCGGACGGGGCGGCGGCCCGCGTGGGCCGACCGCGGATCTTCAACCAGTAGGAGGGCAGGATGGCGATCAAGATCGAGAGAGGGATCAAGTCGGGGTCGACCCGCACGGTTCTCTACGGCACCGAGGGGATCGGCAAATCGACGCTCGCGGCCCAGTGGCCGAACCCGCTGGTCCTGGACACGGAGGACGGCACCGGGCGGATCGACTGTGCCCGGGTCGTGTGCCAGGACTGGATGGCGCTCCACACGGCGCTCGTCGAGCTGGGCGGCAACGCCCAGGGCTTCCAGAGCGTGATCGTTGACAGCGTCGATTGGGCCGAGCGGCTCATGCTGGAGGCGATGCTCCGCAAGGACGGCAAGGCGAGCGTGGAGGACTACGGCTTCGGGAAGGGCTTCACGAAGCTCGCGGAGCAGTTCGGGAAGCTGCTGGCCCTGCTCGACGGGCTGATCGCGAAGGGCGTCCACGTTGTGCTCGTGGGTCATTCGACGGTCAAGCGGACGACGCCGCCCGACATGGACGAGGGCTGGGACCGCTACGAGTTGAAGCTGTCGAAACAGGTCTCGCCGCTCGTCAAGGAGTGGGCCGACGTGCTGCTGTTCGCGAACTACCGGACGCGGTTGGTCGAGGGGTCCGACGGCCGGACGCGGGCGAAGGGCGGGAAGGAGCGTTCGCTCTACGCGGAGCGGACCGCGGCCTGGGACGCGAAGAACCGCTACGGCCTGCTGCCGGAGCTGCCGATGTCGATCCAGTCGCTCGCGCCGCTGTTCGCCTCCAAGCCGCCGGCGGCCGTGCCGGCCGCTGCGGCGGCGGCCGACCCGAACGACGGCGAGCCGCCGCTGTTCGAGGTGGTGTCTGGGCACATCGCGGCCTGCCGTGACGTGCGGGCCCTGGGCCGCATGGGCGACCGGGTGGACGTGCTCGCGAGCGAGGGGCAGCTCACGGCCGACGAGGCTACCCGACTGGAGCACATGATCAAGGCCCGCCACGACGAGATCGAGCCGGCCGTGGGGGCCACGACATGATCCTCCACAAGATCGAGGTGGGGAACGTGGTGACGCCGGAGGGCGTGTTCATCCGCAAGCGGCAGGCCGACGCGGTGGACGTGGCCGGCGTGATCTACGCGGACGAGTTCAACGGGCGGTACCTGGAGCTCGCCACGGGCTGGCGTGAGTCGCGGCGGGACGCGTTGCGCGCCGCGGCCGACCTGCTGATCGAGCGGGCGACCGCGCTCCTCGAGCAGGCGGACAAGCTGTACCGGGAGGGCAACTCGTGAACGGGCAGACGTGGTGGGCGTTCTCGTCGATGCGGGGCGACACGGCTCCGCGGACGTGGATCCGCTGGTCGGAGTTATGGGCCTGGGTCCGGGCGGAGCTCCCGGCCCTGGGGACGTGGGACGTGCGGCAGGCGGTGCGGGACATCCCGACCGACCGCCGCTATGGGCACAAGCACTACACGGACGAGCACCAGGCCGCGATCCGAGCGTATGCGGAGCGGGCCGGGCTCACGGGAAAGGAGTGAGGCGATGGAGTGGGAACTGAACGAGTATTTCGAGCCGGTCGCCGCGGCGGAGCCGGAGGTCGAGGTCGTCCCCGAGGGCGTCCACGAGTTCCGGATCACGAAGGTCGTCGAGGACAACAGGCGGATGCGGGTGGACCTGGGCCACGACGACCGCCGGTACCGCCTCGTCTTCGCCGATCTGCCGAAGGGCGTGTCGTGGGCGTCCAAGATCGCTCGCCAGCTCGTCGAGGCCCTGGGGATGTCGGCCAGCGAGTGGGCCGCGGCGACGCCGGCGACGCTCAAGGGCCGGCGGGTCCGGGCCAAGATCTACCACAAGGTGGGGAACAGCGGCCGGCTGTTCGTGAACGTCGGCGGGTTCGAGCCGTCGGAGCAGGCGGCGGAGCCGGGGGCCGCCGCGAGCCGGCAGGCCAGGCGGACGCCGACGCAGAAGGCCGACGCGGCGGCGGCCGGCATCCCGGAGGACGAGATCCCGTTTTGACTCTGCCGGCCGCTCCCGGCCGTAGCGGCTTCGCAAGCCGCGGGGAGGGCGCCGCCGGCGGTCGCGGAAAACACCGGCAGCATGCGACGGGTCCGGGGCCTTTCGCCCGGGCGCATGCCGGCCGCCCCACGAGACGGGGCACCATACACAAGGACGTGAGATGAGCGACTACTACTCGGAACGGTTCTTCGGGCCGCTGTTCGACCAGCCGCGGCAGGCGGGGGCGGCGGCCGGGGCGGCCTGCCTTGCGAAGGCAGAGCGGACGACCGCGTTCGACGCCGACCGGGCCCGGGCCGCCGTGCTCGAGCTGCTCGCCGACGGCCGGCCGCGATCCGGGGAGGAGATCACCGACCACTGCCAGGAGCTCGGCTTGGTCCCGCACGACGCCCGGGCCTTCGGGGCGGTGATCGGGACGCTGGCCCGGCGTGGGCAGATCGAGGCGGTCGGGTTCGCGGCCAGGCGGAAGGGCCACGGGACGGCCGGGGCGCGGGTGTGGCAGATCACGACGGCGTCGCGTTGACGCGGTCGAGGATGGTGGAAACGATTTCACGATTTGAGGTGAACAATGATTGCCAAGGGGAGTGGTGGCGTGAACACGACAGAGCGGAGGATCACTCCGGAGATTGCCGCGTCGATGCTGACGACGAACGCCAGGAACAGGCCCATCAGTCCGAAACATGTCGCCAGGCTTGCGGAGGCTATGAGGCGCGGCGATTGGGAACTAAACGGCGGCACCATCAAGGTCGCCGCGACCGGAAGGCTCCTCGACGGACAACATCGCCTGTCGGCTTGCGTCGAGTCTGGCGTGGCTTTCAACACGCTGGTTGTCTGCGGGCTCCCCGAGGAGGTGTTCTCGACCATCGACCAGGTGAGTAGGGGCCGGAAGATCGCCGACGTCTTGTCGATTGAGAACGGCGCCAACATGAAGAACGTCGCGGCGGCATTGGCCGTGATCTACCAGTTCGGGACGTTTCAGGGGCTTCCCGCGAACGACGGGCCGGCTCGCGACCAGTTTTCTGTCGGTGTAGCTCGGGCCATGCTGGCCAAGCACCCAGGAGTGATCGACAGCGTATCCGCGTCGAACGTCATCCCGATTTGGCGGAATGCCCACTGTGCGGCAGTTCACTACCTCTTCGGGATGGTCGACGGCGAGCTGGCGAGCGATTTCGCAGACGTAATGCGAAACGGTGCGTCCGAAATCCGACGGCCGTTCAACCTGTTTCGCGAGGGGCTGATTCGCCTCCGGACAAGTTCGGCCACGCCTCACCGACGGGATGCGGCAGCCAGGGCGATCAAGGCGTTCAACGCGGAGCGCGAAGGGAGGCGAGTCGGCATCCTGACCTGGAGGACGAACGAGGAGTTTCCGAGGATCGACGGGCTGGACTACGACTCGATCTGATTACCGCCGCCCTCGTGATAGGCACGCGCCTCCAGGGAGGAGGTCGGTCGCTTCGACGCGGCGGGGCGGAATGGAAAGGAGGCCACACATGGCCGGCGAATGGGTCCCCTACGATGTCTGCCTGCCCCAAAAGCCTGAGGTCCTCGAGCTCGTGGACCGTACCGGCCTGGCCCCCGACCAGATCGTGGGCCGGCTGCTCATGCTGTGGGGGTGGGCGGCCCTGAACAGCTCCGACGGGACGGCCCGGATGTCGGTCCGGCTCCTGGGGCGGATCTGCGGTGGCGACGAGGAGTTCTGGCGTGAGGTGGAGGCCGTGGGCTGGCTGGCGATAGACTCGGAGAACGGGACTGTGGCGATCCCCGGATGGGAGCGTCGGTTCTCGAAATCCGCGAAAAGCCGGGCCATGCACGCGGTCCGGGCAGATGATGCGCGGTCGCGCACGGGTGAGTGCGCGAAAGCGCACGGGCCGGTGCGCGGTCGCGCACCAGAGAGAGGAGATAGAGGAGATAGAAGTTCTTCTTCCTCCCCCGGTGTCGCTGCGCATCCCCCGGGGGCAGGCGGCACGGACGGCCCGGCCGGCTGGGACACGCTCCGCAAGGCCTGGGCGGCCGGGACGGGCCGGCCGTGGAAGCTGCCGACGCCGCCCGACCGGGTGGCCGACCGGCTGGCCGAGGAGGGCTGGTTCGCGAAGGCCCTGGCGGCGATCGAGGCCCTGCCGCGGTGCAAGTACTTCCGCGACCCGGTGACGCTGCCGCAGATCCTCGCCCCGGGCTTCGTGGACAAGGTCCTGGGTGGGCAGTTCGACAATCCCCGCGACCAGCGGCCGGCCGGGTCCTACCGAGGCCCGGAGGACCGGCCGCCGGCCCAGGCCTTCACCGGCGACGACGCGGCACGGTTCGAGGCGACGAAGCGGGCCATGGCGGCGAAGCTGCGGGCGGAGGCGGGGGCGTGAGAACACGCAGGATCAGGAGCGGCGAACTATGAGCAACGACAACACGCAGGGCGACGCCAAGCCGTCTCCTGCATCCGCTGGTTCTGCGGGGAGCGACCTGTACGGCGGCGGATTCAACAGGTGGCTTGCCAGCATCGGCAAGACGCGAGAGGAGGCGACAGACGCAGATGACATCCAATGGCTGAAACTTGATAGGCACCGCTTGAACATGCTCTGGAGATGGATTCCGGTGACGGAGCGGCTACCTGACGAGGGAGGTGTGTTCCCCTGCGTGCTCGCCAAGATCGGCGGGATGCACTATCCGGCAATAGCCAGGCGCAGCGAGTCAACGACAGGTTGGGTCGAACTCGGTGGCATGAGGCTGTTTGCGGCATGGGAGATCACCCACTGGATGCCGCTGCCGGCCCCGCCGAGCGACGACAAGTAGTGCACAGAACGCCAAGGATCAGGAGCGGCGAACTATGAGCAACGACAACACTCAGGACGGTGCCGAGCCGTCTGCTGCATCCGCTGGTTCTCACGTTGTACTGCACCGCGCCGTCCGCGCGTTGCTGGAAGGCGTGAACGCCCGATACGCAAAGAATCCTCGCGAGTGGACTTGTCCGCACATGCAGGCCTTGGACGACATGACACAATCGGAGCCGCAGCCCACGCTCACCGACGAGGAGCGGCAGGTGATATTTCGCGCGATGTATCGGGCTGCCGGCGTAGACTCCGCAATACTCTGGTCGCTGCTCAGGCGGACGAAGTGAGAACGCGCAGGATAAGCGGCGGCTCCGCCGTCCGCTTCATCCGCTGGTTCGCTGGAGCAACGCATGAAACGTAAACCATGGGCAGACCGCTACGCGGCTCATATGAAGAGCGCCTACTGGGCGGAACT